CTAAAGAAGGACAAGTATATATTATATCTAATCCTTGTTGGGATGGGTGGATAAAAGTTGGTATGGCTGTCGATGCAACAGACAGGTGTAATCAATACCAAACATCTAGTCCTTTCAGAGATTATAAATTATGTTATACTAAAGACTTTAAAGATAGACGGAGCGCAGAACAAACAGCGCATAAAAGATTAAAAAAGATTTCAATAAAATATAAAGGAGAATGGTTTAAAGTTTCAATTACAGAAGCAACTAAACTAATAGAAGCCATATGAACTCTAAAACTAAAACTTTCAAAGCAGAATCGGGGCATTGGTATACACAAGAAGGCGATCCAATGTATACTATTGTAGGAGTAAATGGTAAGAAACGAAATACAAATCTAAGGGATGCCAAGCAATTAGGTTTAGTACCTTCGGTTACTACTATAATAGGCATGATAGCTAAACCTTCTCTTGAGAACTGGAAGATAGATCAAGCTTTAAAGTCTGCTATTACATTAAAACAATTAGATGGAGAATCGTTTAATACTTTTCTATATCGTTGTAAGAAAGATGCTAAGAGCATTGGTTTAAACGCAGCTAAAGAAGGAACAAAGATACACGCTATGATTGAAAAAGGTTTCTTAGGTGGCGCTAAAACTAAACCGTATAAGATAATTATAAAATGGTTAGAAAAGAATTATCCTAAAGAAGAATGGATAGCGGAAGATTCTTTCTGCGCTAAAGAAGGTTATGGTGGTAAGATTGATTTATATTCTAAGTCAGGAATCTTCATAGACTTTAAAACTAAAAGCAACATCGAAGATAAAGAGCCGTCTAAATTAGTGTTTGACGATCATGGTATGCAGCTATCAGCTTACGCACAAGGATGTGACTGCAGCGATCCTGAAAGAATATCTATCTTTATTGATAGAGAAAATATAGAAACAATTAAGTACTATGTATGGGAAAAGGAATCTCATTCCAGACATGTCAATATGTTTAATAGTATACTTTCTTACTGGCAACTTGTTAAGAACCACGACTCAACTGTTAAAGCTAATGCCTAAAAGATTTCCTAGAAAGATACGACCAAGAGAAAAGAACGTACCTAAAGGGTACGATAGTAAATGGGAGTACAGTCTACATAAAGGTGTACTAAAGAAATGGAATCACCATGCAGATAATATTGAATATATAATAAAGAAAAAGTATGAGCCTGACTTTGTAAAGGATAATATTATTATAGAAGCAAAGGGAAGGTTTTGGGATCATGCAGAATATAGTAAGTACATCTGGATTAGAAAGTCTTTACCTGATAAAATGGAATTTCTTTTTATATTTCAGAAACCTTATGCGCCTATGCCTCAAGCTAAGAAAAGAAAAGACGGAACTAAAAGAACCCATGCTGAATGGGCTGAAACAAATAATTTTAAATGGTACACAGAAGAAACTTTACCAGAGGAGTTTAAAAAGTGATTGACTATAAATTCAACGAAGAAAATACAATAGAACAAATAAAAAGATATGTAGATAAAACTTATGAAAGACACTACGCTAATGAAAAGTATCAAGTAACTGATATGATTATAGATGCAGGACATGGTGACGGTTTTTGTATGGGTAATATTATGAAGTATGCTATGCGTTATGGTAAGAAACCTGATCCTGTTACTGGTGAATATAAGAATCAAGGTGACTTATTAAAGATTATACACTACGCTATTATAGCTATACACTTATGGACAGAGGATAAAATACATGGTGAGTAGATTATTATATATGATACCGTTCTTTGGAATGGGAGTTGGGATTTATTTTATATTCAGTTTAAATTTAGCAGCCGCTTACTTAGTTGCGGGCCTTGCTTTAACCCAAAGCATAATATGTTTCATGTATCTGGTATTACAAATCGCAAACAATGGAACTGATGGAACATTAGAAGTAGAGGTACAGCTATGGGATGCGCTTATGCCTATTATATTCTTAATGATAGCGTCTACATCTTCTTTAGTTTTAATAACACATACTCTTAACATGACAAAAGGAATAACATGATGGAGGAAGATATGTATTACACAGAATTACCTACGAACTATCAACAGTTTATACATCTTAGTAGGTATGCTAGGTGGAACGAAGAACTAGGAAGAAGAGAAACATGGAACGAAACTGTGGCTAGATACTTTGATTTCTTTGAAGCTCATTTAAAAGATAAGCACGATATAAAAGATTCTCTTTGGAAAGAAACTAGGAATATTTTAGAGAAAGCCGTACTGTATTTAAACATTATGCCAAGCATGAGAGCCTTAATGTCGGCAGGAAAAGCCTTAGAGAAGGATAACGTAGCAGGTTTTAACTGTAGCTATGTAGCCGTTGATAGCCCTAGAGCTTTTGATGAAACCTTATATATACTTATGTGTGGCACGGGTGTAGGCTTTAGTGTTGAACGACAATATATAAATCAACTTCCTGATTTACCAGAGGAACTCTTTGATACTGATACAGTTATTAAGGTAGCTGATTCTAAAATTGGGTGGGCAAAATCCTACAAAGAATTGCTTTCTTTACTATATGCGGGGCAGATTCCCACATGGGATGTGTCTAACATAAGACCTTATGGTGCTAGACTTAAAACATTTGGTGGTCGTGCTAGTGGTCCTGATCCTCTTGAAGAGCTATTTGATTTTACTATTAACATATTTAAAGATGCAATAAATAAAGGGCAGAATAAATTAGTATCTATAGACTGTCACGATTTGATGTGTAAGGTCGCAGAAGTAGTAGTCGTAGGTGGAGTACGGAGAAGTGCTTTAATCTCGCTCAGTAACCTTTCAGATGATCGTATGCGCAATGCTAAGTCAGGTGCTTGGTGGGAAGAGAATCAACAACGGGCTTTGTCTAATAACTCTGTAGCCTATACAGACGCTGCAGAAACTGGTGCGTTCATGCGTGAATGGTTATCTCTGTATGAATCTAAAAGCGGCGAGCGCGGTATCTTTAATAGACAAGCAGCAGAAAAACAAGCAGCTAAGAACGGAAGAAGAGAAGAGTATAAAGACTTTGGTTGTAATCCTTGTAGTGAAATCATATTACGCAACAAACAATTCTGTAACTTAACTGAGGTAGTTATTCGACCTGATGATAATATGAATATTTTAAAAGCTAAAGTTGAAGCAGCCACGATACTCGGTACAATGCAAGCAACTCTAACAAACTTTAGATACTTAACTTATAAGTGGAAACAAAATACAAATCAAGAATCATTGCTTGGAGTATCTCTTACTGGTATAATGGATAATATTAATATGATAAATGGCAAGATAGATCTAGAAGAGTTAAGAGATCTATCAATATCTGTTAATAAAGTATGGGCTAAGAAGCTAGGCATACCCCAATCCGCAGCGATTACCTGTGTGAAGCCTAGTGGAACAGTTAGTCAACTGGTCAATAGTGCTTCTGGTATTCACACTAGACATAGCCCATACTACCTTCGTACTGTTCGGGCAGATAAAAAAGATCCGTTAGCTAAGATGATGGTTGATGCAGGAGTCTACCATGAAGAAGATCTTACTAAGCCAGAACATACTTATGTATTTTATTTTCCAATGAAGAGTCCTAAAGGGGCTTTAACTAGGAAAGACTTTACAGCTATTGAGCATCTAAAGATCTGGAAAGACTATCAGGATAAATGGTGCGAACATAAACCCTCTGTTACTATCTCAGTAAAAGAAGATGAATGGTTAGAAGTAGGCGCTTGGGTGCATAAGAACTTTGATGACATCTCCGGTATCTCCTTCCTTCCTTATTCAGATCATTCATATAAGCAAGCTCCCTATCAAGAGATAACTTATAATGAGTATAGAAAGTGGTTAAAGAAAACAACGGATGTTGTTGATTGGTCTAAGATTACTGAATATGAAACTGAAGATAATACAGAGAATACTAAAGAACTAGCCTGTAGTGCAGGCACATGTGAGATAATCTAATGCCAAGAATAAAAAGGGAAGAAGCAAAACTATTAGCTTATACAGTTTTGTTCAATAAACAAGGACAGTTAATTACAGAAAGAATATCTACAGATATTAAGAAACTAAAGAAGTTTTTAAACAAAGAAGATTTTAACCTGTTACAGTCCGTAGTAAGAAGTGCGACCAGAGAATTAGACGGAGTACATAATAAAATAGAAGCGGATTTAAATGCTCGTATAACATAAAGGAGGCCCTATGAGTTGGTGG